TGAAGAAAAAGAAATTCAAATCTTCGCCGGCTGAGGTAAACATGCGCAATACAGAAATATCTGCTGCATTTGCGCTACTGGGCAAAACAACAGAGAGGTTGAACGCCGGTCCGGTTACTATCGTATCAAAAGCAGGTTCTTCCAAAGTGGTAAGAAACCTCTGAGCTGAATAGAAAGGGACCTCTACAGACTGCACTGGGTTCACTCTCGAGTTCCCAAGATAGCAGCCCTTCAACGTCTCCGGTCCTCCAGTATCGACCAAATCTGGTCCAATGTTTATTACTGGTAAACCAGTGGGTGGAAGAGGTAGAGAATTGGTAGTTCTCGCTGTCGAATCCGTTCGACTATAATTCAAAGTCAACGAATTAAACAGGTCTCCACCCCCTGATACGTTTAAAGTACTCGTATCAAAAGTCCATCTCACTGATCCTCTCCAACCTATGAACATACGCCCCAAGTAGTTCAAGTAAGTGGTGGCATATGGTACTACTTGCGATCCATTAGTATAGGTGAGTGCAAGACTAGATCCAAAAGCTCCCCCATCGTAGTTCCCTCCATATTCTGGAAAGGCTCTGCGAGTGAGAGAGAAAATCGTGGAAGTCGTCTGCTCTCCAACTAGGACTACCTCTGACAGACACGTTCTCTTCATCAATTGACGAAAAGATGCGACAACCTCTCCGAAGAACAGTTTGGTCGTATCTGGCGTCTCTATCAAAGCATCAGCCATAGTATCTATAGTTGGTGGATCTGTGATTGGTGCTTCGCAACAATCCATATCACCCATACTATCCTCTCCCATCTCTGGTTCAGTAATTGAACGAGTTTGACGAGCTGGCGGATTCGGATTCCGGAAACGATAACGTCCCAGATCAGAATTCGGCATAGCTACTTCAAAATCATCAAGCATAGAAACAAAGACATTCACTTGGATATTGGAAACAACAGTTCCTGGAGTAGTCAGTTTATTAAGAACATGAACACTCAGGACACCATTGCCCGAATTTCTAAGTGGTGGTAAAGGAACAGTATCACTAACCGAAAATGGAGTAGTAGGTCCAATCGGTCTGCGATATGGTACATGCTGCGCCCACCCAATGTCAACAGTAAAATCCTTCTCCATGGAGATATCATGAATTGTTGTATAATGGGTGTTGTACTCTGGATCGATCACACCACCGTAAGGATCATAAACGATTCTGATCCTTCCTTTGTGGAAATTGGAGGCGACGATTTGAAACCTAAATCTCATCGTGCCTCTCCAATAATCGAATGGAAGTACTGCAGCCGCACAAGCTGTGAAATGCCGTTCTGCCCCATTGGCTCTCGTTGCGAAGGGATCAACGTATTGTTGATAAAGGCAACGGTCAGGGTCATATTCGGTATCCCAATCAAATGACGTCAAGTAAGATTCACGACCAGCTATAGAAGCTATCGGCAACTCATCTGTTGCTGATATCCCGGTAGTACTGGGATCAATCGTGACCTCCTGCTTGCTATCAACTGCTAGCTTGTTTGTCGGATATTTCGCATCAACCACTGCAAGAGATGGTCTTGGGTTCGGGACCATTATTCCATAATCAAGCTCCACTGGACTAGAATACCCGAAGATTTTTGCTACTGCAGCAATCGCAGTGGCTCCTATCTCCGTGGCTCTAGCAAATGGACCTATCATAGGTATATTGGTCAAGGACCTAGCTATCCTTGCAACTGTACTTGCTGGTCGAGAAATGACAGCTTGCTCATGTTCATCTCCACCTCCCATCTCCGGTACATTGGCCGGAGTAGCGGCAGTGGGAATGGCATAGCTAACATTCTCAGCCCATGCTAAAACTCTGATGGTAAGTGGGTCTGTACCACCATTAGCATGTTGTAAACTATTAATCTCCATCAACACACATTCACCCATAGTCCTCCATTCCCGCAAAGGAATACGAAGGCAATTATTTGGGCAAAAGAAAGGAAGCTCTAACGATCCACCAGTAGATTCTGTTGGATTGATATAAACGTGCATCCTTTGTGATAAACGGACAAGGTCTTGGTTCACATAGGCATCAGGTCTTAAAAGCGCTGTCGCACTTGAATTATCAAGTGGTGACAAGGGTTCATAGCCTAATATAGATCTGCCATAATAAAACGCATTACCATTAATCAATAACTTAATATGCATAGTACATTTTAGTAAGTAGTAATTTTTGATTTTCTCCGCGTTTCTCGGGTTCTCCCAGAAGAGCTCCCAAGGATTAAATCGAAGAAATAAAGGAGTATTAACCTCCCAATCCACGTCAACAAGCGAGATCGGGCGTTGGAAAAACTCAGACAATGTAGCATCCTGCATAAAACCCAAAGATCGAGTAGGGTCCATAACAGTGCCCCGGGAATCTTTCATACCCGGCTCATTGTCTTTAAATGACATCTGTTGTGTGCTTATAGAAGCGTCTCCAGCCGTGCCAGTGCTGAAGATCTTATTTGGTGTATTGGAATAAGTTGTTGTGATCGTTCTTTAAAAAGTCGCTGTAGATGATCGTTCCATAGGCGACTAAGCTCGTCGGCGTGCAAAGCCTCGTACTGCACTGCTCGACATGCTTGACTGGTATCCATATACACGCCGCAGTTTTGCTCTCCCGTAGGCCCCAGACTGTACTGGGTAGACAGTTTACCGTCATGTCTCAGGACGTCCGGTGCTAGCAAGCTAGCAACCGTATTTTTCCCACCACATATCGACCTTGTCCTGATAAGTTCTTTCAAGAACATCGGTCCAAATGTGGTTTCGTTTCGCGCATTGCTGCAAACCAGTACGGAGGTACTCGTAAAAATCTTCTCCGTGCAGGAATGCCTCGGTCAGCATAGATTGGATTGCTGCAATGGCGAGGTCTTCGGGATCTTCAGGGCTAGAGCTCATATGGCCCATCTTCCAGATGGACTCCTTGTCTAGAGCTCCAACACGACACTGAAGTTCATCATGGTAAACACTTTTGCGCTTAAGAAAGTCGATCTCGGCGGAATCCACAACATTTGGAGGGTCCGCTTCTTTCCTAGCACTCGTAATTTGCATACCAATAAAGTCAAAATAAGCTTTCTTTGCATGAAAACCCGCTATATCACGTACTTCGGGTCTACAAGCACTCTCACCATCATCTCCATAGGTGATAAGATGCTCATTATCCTTGAAGGAACCAAGCTTGGCAAATTCCTCTTCTCCCAGTAATCTAGTCCCATTCCAGTGGAAAGAGATCCTTTGGTGAAGGGAATTCTCCAAACTATTACCATAGACGGTAAGGGTGTTACCAGAACACCACATATACATCCATAGGACGGTTCCATTCCAATTGACAATTGGATTACGAAGCTCCTCATGAA